GACTTGATGACGCCAATCCGACCCTTGATCTCGGCGCTTGGCTTGGCCGCAGCCGCAGGGCCACCGAGCAAGCCAGCAACAGCGCGACCGTCTTCGGTGATTGGCTCGTGCGTCAGGTCGGCCAGATAAAGCTGCCCGCGCTCTTGCGGGATGCGCTTCAGCTGTACGGCCTTGGTGATGGCTTGCAGTCGGCGATTGGCGTCGAAGCCGATGGAGACGTGCCAGTTGACCGGCTTGCCGTCATCGCGCGATTGGGTGACGAGGCGCTCGTAGGCATTGATGAACGCCATCCGCGCACCGACCTTGTCGCCGAGGTCGAGGACCGGCCGAGCAGCACCCAGCGCAAGCTGGATTTCGTCGGTCATCACCACCGTGTCGCTTTCGTCGCTGGACATCAGTGCGATGGCCCATGCCTCATCCTTGCCAGGGCGACCGTCAGATGCCTGAATGCGCTGCAGGATCGCCGCCAAGGTGAGCTTTCCGGTCAGTTCCCGGCGGCAGGCCTGAAGTGCTGCGCGGATATCGGCAGCTTCATAGCTCGCAAGGTCCTCAGCCATCAGCTGGGCGGCCGCGGCGCTGATAGTCTGACCAAGGGTTTCCGCCGTGGCACAAATACCGCCAGCAAGCTCTGCAACAGCTTCATAGGAAAGCATTGCGCGGCCCTCCTTCGCGGATGTTGCGTCCGGCCTCTTGGGCGGCGTTGATGTTGGCCTGGGTCTTCTCCTGCTGACGGGCTGTCTCGCCGTTGGTTTGCGTGTTGGTCATCCACTGGGTGTGGTAACCCTCAGCATTGGCGAGCAGCTCACTCAGGCTGTGGCACTTGCGGATCAGTTGGGCATCATTGATGCCGAGGTAGTACGCCGCGACGCTATGGGAGACGTCGATACCCAAGCGGCCGATCAGCAAGCCAACCTGCCCAGCGACTTTTGCATTCCACACCGGCCAAGCCTTGTAGCGACGGCGGTAGGACATGGCGTAGTTCGCCCAAGTCTTGAATGTTTTGCAGGCTGGATCTTTCGGCCCCGGCATATCAGAAGGGATTTCAACTCGGGGAGCGTCAGGGCGATCAACCACCAAAACCAGTTCGCCGGTGCGGATCGGCGTAGCCGGGACCACCTGCAAGTTCTGATTATTGGTTACCTGATTGGTCCCTTGATTATTGGTATCTTGATTTGTCGGAGATTTATCCGAGGTAAGCTCGGATTTTTTTCCGACCTTGCTCGGATTTTTTTCCGACCTACCACGGATTTTTTTCCGACCTCCTTCTGGGTTGCTCGGATATTTTTCCGACCCGTCGTGCTTGCGGTTCCACTCCTTTCCCTTGTCGGTCAGACGGATCAAGGTGATCTTGCTGGTGCTCGACATCTGCACCAATCCGGCCTCTTCCAGGGCCTTCAGCATGCGGTAAGCGGTGTCAGGCTTGCCCGACAACAAAGGAAGCTCGCCGATGATCTTTGCCTTGCTCAGCGCGAAGAAGATCCCGTCGTCTGTCTTGACTGGATTCGCCCAGCTCGGGCACTCATAGACGAATGCAAAAAGCATCGCCTGCTGAGAGTTCAAGCCCCACTCGAGGGACTTAAATTGGTTGATGGTGATGGTGTATTGCATATCAGGCCTTCCCGGTCAGGGCGGAAAGCTCAAGGAAACGATCGACATGCCCGTGAGGCTGCGTTTCGCAAGAGGGCAGCGTGGTGCGCGACACGTTTTCAGATACGCCAAATCGTGTCGCAGATTGAATGGGGTTGACGCTGCTAATGGTGTCGTTCATGATTCGCTCCAGAACGTTAAGCAAGACGCAATGCAAGAAGCCGGGGCGCAATCCCGGCTTTTTTGTGTCTGTGATTTGTTGATGGCTGGTTTAATCATGGGTCTCATCAGTCCCTCGCCTGCCCTTTTGAGGGCCTCTTGAGTCCACATTCGGATCTCGTTTCACTACTGGAAGAAGCCGAATCTTTCGGGCTCCTTTTGGCCTGGACTTCTCAATGAGAGATTCTTTACCGAGCGCCGCCGCGTATTCCTCTGGCGTTATCCCTTCCTGTTTTGCCAAACGCTCAAGCTTTTCGTAAAGATCCCCATCAATGCCATGGCATATCGTGGTTTCAGGCACAAAGGCCTCCTTTAGGGCCTTCAGGCCGATGTGCGATGAGAGGTAACATCCCGTTCAACGATGCTTTCCAGCTTCTCTTCGACGCACATTCGTACGAACACGGCGAGTTGCAGTTTGTGGAGCCTGGCTAGCGCTTTCAGCGCCTCGTATGTCTCATCGTCATAACGAGACTTTATTTCTCGGTCCTTGGTGTGACGGGGGTTGTCATAGGACATAGGTGGAATCCTTGCGGTGGGTAATGGGTTAGGCAGCGTTGCTGGGTTGAGAAAGAAGCTCGTGCAGATCCGGGCGCATACCTTCCAAGGTGAGGACGCCTTTGCTGCACTTGTTGAGGCGAGCGGCAAGCTCTACGGATGCCTTTCTATGGCCACCGGCGAGCTGCCAGAGGTAACCAACGGACGTACAGGCGGAGTCCGCCAAAGCGGTTCGCTCATCGTCTGTGTGGCTGTTTAGCCAGTCTCGGACTTGGGTGGACATGGGAATTCTCCTTCGAATATGAGGAGAATTTAGCGCACCGCTAAACTTTAGGCAAGCGGGAGTTTAGCTACATGCATATTTCAAAGTTAGCGCCTAGCTGTAATCCTGAGCGCATGGATATTAAGTCGATTCGCCGAACAAACATGACTGCCCTCCTGAAGGGCCGGTCGAAGTCTGCCTGCGCGGAGCTGTGGGGCACATCTAACTCGTATTTGAGCCAGATGCTGTCGAAGAATCCGACCCGAAGCATCGGTGACACGATGGCACGCCGCGTGGAGGCCGCCGAGCTGCTTCCTCACGGATGGCTTGACCAGGTGCACGAAGACGGAGATAACACGCAGCTAAACAATGTCGTGCGACTGCCGATAGCAAGGGAGAGTGACTTGCATCTGATTGGGGAGATTTCCCCTTGGGATAGCGAGACGCCACTGGAAGACGAGGAGGTAGAAGTGCCCCTGTATAAGGAAGTTGAGATTTCTGCGGGCAATGGAGCTACGTCAGTCCAGGCCATTCCGGGGCGGTGCATCAGGCTTTCAAGGTCAACGTTACGAGACGCCGGAGTAGAGCCGGCCAACGCGATGGCTGCGACCGTAGCTGGCAACAGCATGTCGCGCCTTATCCTGCCAGGCTCAACGGTAGGGATAGACAAGGGGACAACTCATATCATCGATGGCGAGATCTACGCGATTGAGCACAGCGGCATGCTGCGAGTGAAGTACCTCTATCGTCAGCCGGGCGGTGGGATTCGCCTGAGGTCTGAAAACTCGGATGAGCATCCAGACGAAGTCTACTCGGCTGACGAGGCGGCAGATTCCATTCGTATTATTGGTTTCGTGTTCTGGTGGTCGACCATTCGTCCAACTCGTGGCCGCGGTAGAACGCTGTAACGCCCTACTCTTATTTCTTGGCGGTGCGCTGGTCCAATCCGGCGCCCTTGTAGTCCGACCGATAAGCGCCCAGCTCATCGCGGATCAACTGCCTGGCTGCATCCGTCCCCACCTCCTCTACTAGCAGCCTAACGGCCAGCGCGGCCAGCTCCCCCGCACTGGAGGCGCTCTTCTTTAGCTCCTGATCCCCCCATTTAGCTTCGATACCTGCTCGAACCTTCACGCCTGCCATCACAGCCTCCCGTCGTTTTCTTTATAGAGCCGAGATTTATTTCTCTATTGGCTCAGACCTGCTACGCCTGACTTTTATCCCTCTGCTAAATTTTTTGCAAGTTTTTAGCATCGAGCTATTGACGGATGTTTAGCAGACAGCTAAATTCTGTTCAACGCCACAGAACAACGAGGCGCCAGGGCCTAACAAGCCCGTCGCTCTTTAACAGTTAGGGATCCTCGCCATCGACTACCCCGGGTTTCAGCCGGTAAGTGCGAGCAACAAATAGTCGATGCCAAGCCAGCTCTGGAACTGGCCGTGCTCACCAGATGTGAGTACGCGAAACCACGCAAGCCAGCCGGAAGAGCATCGATCACGAAATGTGTGACGCCGGCCAGGTGGGGAAACCGAGGCGATGCGCGTGGTGGAGAAAACAGATTTCACTGGCTGGCCTTGGCGACAGGGCCAGACGGGAAATCGAACGGGAGTCACAAATGAAAGTCGACAAAGAAGTAATGGCGCTGCTCAGCGCTTCACGCACCGAAGACAACAAACTGTTCATCACTGGCGGACAGCTCGACAAGAACCTCTATGCACGTCTCGACAAGACGCTGAAGGCAGCCGGCGGGAAGTGGAACACAAAGGCAAAAGCACACCTGTTCGACGGTGATGCCGCCGATGCAATCGAAAACATCCTGATGACCGGCGAAGTTACCGTTCCGCAGGACTTCGGCTTCTTCCCTACTCCTCCAATGGTAGCCAAGAAGGCAGCTGATCTGGCCTTGATCGGTGACGGCATGATGGTATTGGAGCCGAGCGCAGGCCGCGGCGCTCTGGCAGTCGCTGCCAACTCCGCAGCAATAGGCGTGATGGTCGACATGCACGAACTTCTGCCGGACAACCACAAAGCTCTGATCGACCTAAGGCTACCTCTGTCTGGCGTTGCCGAGCCGGGCGACTTTCTCCAGGTGGAGCCAAAGCCTGTTTACGACCGGGTGCTGATGAATCCGCCCTTCGATAAGAAGCGCAGCGATATTCACCACGTTGTCCATGCGCTGAAATTCCTGAAGCCCGGCGGCAGACTGGTCGCGATCATGCCATCCGGCGTGACCTTCCGCGATGACGCGCTGACCCGAGACTTCCGAGACATCGTTGAACAGCGCGGCGGCCACATCGAGGCCCTTCCTGATGCCTCGTTCAAACAGTCAGGAACGATGGTCGGGACCGTTCTCGTAGTAATCCCTGCCGCCGCCTAACCCTCTCCGTG